CTTTACCGCCAGCTTCTCCACCTTTAGCAATATTTGCGGTTGTGCCGCCCATATCATTCTTACCAGCTATTGGACTACGGACATTGTCTCCGTTATCACCGCTGCTTTTCTTTTCTGCGCCGTGGCCGCCAGTTACTTTTTCAATATACTCACGCATGAAGTTATCACTGATGTTAAAACTATCTTTTAACTCATCTTCTTCTTCATCATCAGCAGGTTCTTCGTCGCCCATGTCGTCACCGCCCATGTCGTCACCTGCATCGTCGGCGCTGCCTTCGTCGCCCATCATTTTTTCAAATTCAGCTTTAAGGTCGTCAAGTGCGTCTTCTAGGTCAACTACGCGATCTTCGATGTCGCCATCTCCGCCCATGTCATCACCTTCTTCGTCACCTGCTTCAATGTCGCCCATGAAGTCATCAGTAGCATCGCCACCAATTTCATCACCGCTCATTGCGTCCATGTCATCCATGCCTTCCATGCCGCCCATGTCTTCTTCGTCGTCAGTTTCGCTGAAAGTAACTTCCATACCTTCTTCTACTTCTTCGTCATCATCCCTAGCTTCGTCTACTTCTTCGTCGTCTTCATCTTTTGCTTCATTGAAGTCTTCACTTAGAATTTCTTCGTAGATTTCACGAGATTTTTCAACTACTAGTTGATGGAATAATTCTTTTGCTTTATCTTGTTCTTCAGAAATTAGATACTCGAGCATCTGCTCGAACTTTGATCGATCAGTCATTGTTGTCTCCTTAAATTATTTGCAAGGCTGTCAAGTATATTTACATCAAACTGTAAAATATATGCTTAAATGGTGTATTTTTTAGGAATTTGCCTTAAACGGCAGGTGCTTCTGGCGCTTTATACATTTGTTCCACGAATTCAAGTTCTTTTTCTTGTTCAAGGATATGTTGTTCACTAGCTTTTCTTAGTTCGTTAATTTGTTTTAACGTAAGTCTAGTCTTGCGAGTGTCACCTTTGGCCATAGAGGTGCTGTCGCGATCGCCGTCATAACGCAGATCGTTTGACACGGCTTTGATATCATTATCAATATAAAATAATTCTCTAAGTATCATGATACTATTTATGCAGGAGGAGCTGATGCTGGCGGTGGTGGTATTGCTCCGGGAGTTGCTGCTGCTTCACCAGGTGCACCAGCGGCCATGCCGTCAGGTGCTTCGGTATCAGTCATTGCTGTTGTATCAGAATCAATACCAGCTTGACTTACTCCAACTCCGCGAAGTTCTCCGGAACTATCTGTAGACACAGGTGAACCTTTACCGTTTTCTTCTGCCCATAGACGTTCGTTTTCTGCCATTTCTTCTTCGCTTAATCCTAAGAACCGTTTCATAGCAAATCGTTTTGACATATAAGGCTGTTGACTAATAGTGCCAAATGTGTTAATTCGTTGATTATCTAATTCTGCTTGTCTGTAGGTTGCAAAGTTTTGCGGAGGCTGGAACTGGACTTCAAATAACGACGAGTCAATATTAATGCCTCTTTCGTACAAATACATCTTAAATTCTATATCAAACTCGTCCTGCATTAAACTCTGTAATCGCATACAGTAGTTGTTAAACCGTAGTTCTTGAATATATGCTGTGCCAACGCGACCGTCATTATATGATGCTTGGCTATCATCTGCACCCGTTGGCAGATAGCTTGATGGAATACGTAAACCACGGAATAACTTGTTGGTAAAGTACTTTAAGTCGTCAATCTCACCTAGGTTAGTTCCGCCTGGTAGTGTTTCTACTTTGCTTCCACGACCTTCTGCTGTGGTTGGGAAGAAGTAATCTTCGTTAATACTCAGCGGGTTATATGCTGAGTCTACAACATTTTGTCCGCCACCTGTGGCACTAGGAATCCTACGTTGATGTATTTCGTTTTTAACACGTTCAACAAAGCCCATAGCCAAGTGGCTTGGCATGTTACCTACGTCAATATAGAAGATTCTACGTTCAGGAGCACGTTGGATACGGTATATTAGGATAGCATCTTCCAACAATTCTTTCTGTTTAAACACCTTAAAAACGTTTTCTAATAGGCTATTTCCAAAGGGAAAGTTGTTGTCAAGGCCTTCACTTAGACTTAGATGAATCACATGTTTAGCATCAATTGCCAACTCATTTTGTTGAATATCAAACCTATTAGAAGAAGATCCGCCTTGCGGATATGCACCGGTCATACCCCTTGCTGCTGCACCTTGTGGTCCGGCAAAATTAGTTCCTCGACCGTTAGTATTAGCGTTACTAGGATTAATAGCGGTTACAGCTAGGTCAATAAAATTAGGATTTAGGTCACGGATAACATACTGTTCCGGTTCTTTACCTTCTGATTCGTTAACAATAATTTTAACAATCTTAGCAGGATCTACGTAAAAGAATTTTTTAGTTTCTGGATCGCGAACAAAAAATGCATCGCCGTATTTGAATACGTTGCGTACAATTCTAAAAATTCTAGTTTCAAATTTTTGTAGCTTACACCATTGCTGTAGGTACTCGCGAAGGATAGCAATCTCGCTATTAGTGGCTTTGCTTTTAAAAAACAAATGAAATGGTGTTTGATTTTCTCTATTTTTTTGGCTACAGAACTCAGCAATAATATCTAAAGCAGCATTAACTTCGCTATCCATATCCATGGTATCGTATTGGAGATAACGTTCAATTCTATTTGGAGCTCCGGAGTATACGTCAGGAAGGAAACTAGAATAGTTCTTTCTAGCTGGACCCATGCTGCTACCAGTGTTGCTCATTGGGCTAACGGTACCGCTAGAATTATTAACATTAACTGGGGTGAAGTACTTTTTCCAACTCATTATTATGCCTTAAACAAATTTGATGATCCAGCATTTTTAGTTGCTTTGATCTGTGCTGCACCTAGTGTTTCTTGTTGCGCTAGAAGCTGGCCCATCTTAGTATTTAACGTATTTAAAGATGCAACGACATCATTTAGAGTAGATTCTTTGCCAGATGACCCTGCCGTTGTTTTTGCTGTCGCACCTTGGGCAGTAGTTGCGGATTTAGTGTCAGCTGCAGGTTGACTATCTGATTTTGGTGCTGCTACATTGGCTGCTTTGGCTTTGATACTTGGTCCAATACCTGGCAAATTAAATGCATTAAGATCCATAGCAGGTAATCTAGAAGTTGAAGCTGAAGTTGGCGTTGCGTTTTTAGATCCTGCCGGTGACTTTATGCCCAATGCTTTGTCAAAATCTGCATTTAGTTTATCAATATTACGTAAGTTGCCTTCGGCAGCTGCTCGTTCAGCATATTCGCGCTCACCTGGTCTATACGCTTTTCCACCATCATTGATATTTGGGTCAAACTTACCAGCGGATGCTTTTTTAGCAGCAAGCTCTTCAGTTGACAATTTTTTAGTAACTGCTAATTGCTCTTCTTTCTTAGTTGTTTCGTAAGTAATGCCAGCATCAATCTTCTTTTGTATTTCGGCTTGTTTAACATAATAATCTTCGCGAAGCTTCATAGCAACTTCGTCAGCTTTTACTACTTTTTGTACATTGGCATATTTTCTATCTTCTACGGCCATGCCTTCAACTAATACTTTTTTACGTGCATCAAAATCTTCACGGAATTTTTTAGTCAATGCTGACATTTCTTGTTCAGCTGAGCTAGATTCAGCACTTTGATTGCGCTGTGTTGTAGTGCTGCCACCGCCACTAACTGAACTAAACGAAGTGGCAATATCTTTAGATATAGAACTTAAATCAAATCCATCCATTCCACCTGTAGGATTGCCTCGCATGTTGGGATTAATTCCCACAGTCTGCATACCTTTTCTAATCGATTCTGCCATACCTTCTGCAAATGATTTATCTTCAGCACCGGGTTTAGGCAACGAATTTTTAAGTGTGTTTATTATTGCACTTGCACTTTGTCCTTGAATTCCCTTAGCAAGATTTGCCATCTGATCTTCTGTAATAACACCTTCTCTGCCGTGCAACACTGCAAGTGTTCCTGCACCAAAGTCTTCCATAATCTTACCAACAGTGCCTAGAGAACCAGTGGATTTTCCAGGCACAGCTTTGCCATCTATGAAAAGATTAGTTACTCCCTTAACAACCATTTCTGTTAATCCTGAAATGGCACCTACAGCTGATCCCACAACCCCGCCCTTTTCATCGTTTACCTGACTATTACTTACTGGAGGTCGATCTTTACCATCTGGGCCTTTAGTTGGAGTAACTCCAACATTGTTAATTCCCGCTCTTGCTTCTCGCTCCAGTTCTAACATCTTAGTGCCTCGATGGTACTCGGCAGCTAATTTACCTAAATCATCTAATACGTGTTTAGTAACAGTAGCGGCTGCTATTGTTGCCATCATTGATTTAGCATCTTGTGCAAAAGCCTGAGCAGCAACAGCAGCTCTCCCTGATTGTCCTACATCTTCATATTTGGCGTTGCCTTTAGCATCTAGAACCGGTTTGCCTGTTTTTTCGTCTATAACAGCTCGTTTACCTTCTTGTGTTTTCTTAATATCATCCGTAGTTAGTTTTAGTGCTTTGGCATAATCTTCTTGAGTCCGTAATAATATACCATTAGCATCTGCAACTTTTACTACGTTTTGATACATAGTGTCTGTAGATTCAACAAACTTTTGTGCAACAGCACTAACTTGTCCACCAGCTTCGCCCATAGTGGCCATTGTTAAAATAGTTCTATCTCGACCATTCTTTACTGCTTCGGCATCTGCTCGAGAACTTGCTGCCTGAGCTCCGGCTACATCGCCTCTAGCTAATCTTGCGGCCGCCTCTTCGGTTGCTCTAGACTGTTGTCCCATTACAGCTGCTTGAGTTGCTGCGGCCTTGGTTAAATATGTTCCAGAGGCAAATTGTTGTTTAAAACCTTCCTCGTCTCCACGTTTCCTAGCTTCTAATGCTAGTTTATTGTATTCAGAACGTAGTGCTGCTTCTTTCTGCAGGTCTCCGTTAGCTAATAATCTTATTTTAGCTTCTACTTGCCCGTTAACCTGCGATTTCTTCATTTCCTCCATTTGAGCTTCACGACTCTTACCTGTGAGCTTGGCAACGGCATCCATCTGTTCTGCTAGGTCTTTTGCAGCCATGTAGGATTTTCTACGGCCTTCTTCTGTATCTTTGTATCCCGCTTTTTGTGTGGCTGCTTGAATAGCTAGAATATCGTTTAGGTCTTTGCTGGTATAACCAATATTTCTAAGTTCGTTAGCTGCTCCACTATCAAAAAATTCTTTGCTTAGTTTTGC